TATATTGGCATTGTGGGAAAAAAAGAAAATCAAAAAAACAGGGCTAAGAAGGAGGCAAGATGATAGCTACAATAGCAATGATAATAATTATGAGTACGTTAATAATGACAGAACCTGATCCAATTTATTTAGAAATCAGGATCAAAGAGGGAGGTAAACAGTGATAAGAGCAAAAGAAATATTAGAGTTCAGTGATTATGTTTCTGGTTACTACGACCAGGAGACAGGGTTATACAAAATACCTGGAGCTAACAAAGAGATGATCAATCAAGCGATTGACAAATATATTGACTACTTGGACAGTGAAGAGAACAAATGGGGTTTGACATGGGGTGGCGGTGATTCGATAGATCGTGAGAGGACTAGGGGTATCCTGAGAGATCTCATTGATGAGAGACAAGATGATATCGAAAATAAATACATGAAACCTAAGATTAAAAGGATCTTATAAAGTTCTTGTTTTATTCTTATTAGTTGCTATAATCAAGGTGTGGGAAAAAGAAATCAACAAAACAAAGGAGACAAAATGGCAAAACAATTAAGTAGCCAGGCTCAAGTTGCTAAGATCCTGAAACAAAAAGCGAAGGAGTTAGGACTTGAGGCTAGATCTTACAGTCAGTCGTTCTCAGGGGGCGACAGCGTTACAATCAAGATATTATCAGGCACTGACGATAGTTATGCGAAACTCAAAGAGTACAGCAGACAATATCAGTATGGACATTTTGATGGGATGATTGATCTTTACGAGATATCAAATAGAAGAGACGACATACCGCAAACTAAATACTTGTTTGTTAATGATGAAAGACTAGAAAAGATCATTGATGATAACTACCAGGGACCAAAAAATAGTTTCTATAGTTTAAGGTTTACAGAGAACGATGAGAACGTTGGTCAGTACAAATTCTTTCAAAGATTGAGAGAGATCGCTGGTGAAAACTGGGCATACTATGCAGCTGACATGATCAGAGACATAGACAGCAAGGGAGTTGTTGGTTATTTACTTCAAGGCTGGGATTTAAAAATCTACAAACAGTCTTGATTTGTTCTCGATTAATTCTTATAATGAAATTGTGGGAGACAAAATGAAAAACAAAAAACAAACAAAGATCATTGAGCATTGGAGTTTCATTGACCACGAAGAGCAGGCTCAATGGTTTATTGACAACATACAAAGGCTGGCTGATCAGGGACTCAAGTCCAAAGCGATTGGTCTTAAATTTATTATATACAAAAGCGAGGAAATAAATGAGTAAAACAATAAACGTCAAACTTTATCACAATAACTTTGGTGATGTAGACAAATACATTGGTGAGATACCAGTGAAAATCAAAGAACGTGAATCAGGTAAGCTCAAGGCACCTGATGATCTGATTACTATTCTTGAGGCTGTGTACGCCAGGACTCAAAACATAGAGGATTCATGGGGTAAGAGATATGGACTGGGTGATCAGAGATCTACTTCAGTTCAAGATTACATGATCATCGAGGGAGGCAAATGGTATGTGGCTGACATTGGATTCTCTCAGGATCCAGTAGATTTCATGGGTAGACCAATTAAGGAGGTAAGTTAATGACAAAATATGCGTTATATCAATGTGCAACAGTAGAAAATCCAGTGGTCGTTTTCAAAGATAGAAGTGGCTACTGGGATCCAGCCAGTTATTTTTATGGGTTTGGATCTAGGATTAAAGTTAATGTAGACAAATACAACGAGCAGATCCTGGGACTTGATAAGGGCGAGGTCGATCAGATCTTCTTTTCATCATTCAAAAGTACAGGACCTAAACCAAGGGACGAAGAGATTATAGCTTTCATCAGACAGTTCCAGGACGAGGGTTTCAAATGTGCGAAACTTGAGAAGGAGGCATCTTGATGTACGTGGGTTATGTCAGGGTATCGACAAACAAACAAGGAATTCAGGGATATGGGATCTCGGATCAAGAGCAGATCATCCAGCGTTACGTTGGCGATCAGCCCCTGGTCAAGATCTTCAAAGAGCAAGAGTCAGGATCCAGCAGATCCAGACCTGAGCTGCTCAAGGCTATTGATCTGTGCAAGAAGGAAGGACATACCCTGGTGATTGCTAGGGTAGACAGACTTGCAAGGAACGTAGCCTTTACTGCGTCTCTTATGGACAGCGGTGTTAAGTTCGTAGCCTGTGATAATCCAGGCATGGACAAACTTACGATCCATATCTTTGCAGCTATTGCTGAAAAATATTTAGATGATTTGCGTAGAAACACTAAGGCAGCCCTGGCACAGGCTAAAAAACGTGGCGTGAAGTTAGGTAATCCTAACATCAAACAGGTATCCAGACTTGGATCCAAGGCACAGCAAACCAATGCTGTTGCTTTTGCTGATCAGATCAAACCAATTATTGACGAGATCAAACAAGTAGGGAAAGTAAAAACATTAACAGGCATAGCAAATGCACTCAATGCTAGAGGAATCAAGTCCAGGACTAATAAGATCTGGTATCCATCTAGTGTAAGAAATGTATTGGCAGCCTAGGAGAAAATAAATGGGAAAATTTATAGGAATATATGACGAAAAATACGAGAGCAAAAGGTTTGTAAATACTGACAAGATCATATCTTTTCATGTGGTGAAATACCCAGAAAAGGAGGGAGAGTGTCCTTACAAACTGGTGATTAGATATGGCGTTGATGGCGGATCCGAGGGCGAGATCGGTGGTGATCTGGACTTTAACTTTAAAGAAGAGAAGACTGCAAACGATGTAGTTACAAACATCTTGTTAAAACATGGTGATCTATGAAAGTTACAGACGATACTAAGTACGTAACCTGTTCTAGGCTACCCTCTTTGTTTTGTATGCAGCATCCAATGGCACAGACCAGGAACCAGTATCTCGCTGAGGTTATGTCAAAGCGTGATGGATCTTGGATTGAGCCAGAGCAAAATCCTCATGCAAAGATTACAGATGACATAGAGGATATGATGCGTAACATTCTGTTCAGAGATTATCCTGGTTTATCACTTGATCCAAAATGGGACAGAAACAAACCCATCGTTTCAGATCAGTGTCCGCTTGGAGCATCTTGTGATGACATCATGGACACAGATGGACCAGTAACATTTACTGATCCTAATGGAGATGAGTTTACTTTTGAGGGCAAAGTCATTGTTGAATACAAATCAACAGTTATTACTTCAACCGATCTACCTCTATATCAAGGACCTCTACAAGTCCTAGGACAGATGTTATGCACAGGAATAAAACAAGCGTTGATCATGCGTTGGAATAAAAGAACAGCCAAGATCGAGTATTTTCCTATGACCTGGCATGAGTCTACTATTAAAGAAATTGCTAGCTTGGCGATTGATTTTTGGCAGAGAGTGGAAGGTAAACTTGATGATCCTTGGTATGATCCTAGCGGCAATGAAGATCTACAGCTTTTGTATGGACACCCATCGCAAGACTCAGTAGATCTGGATGAGGATGTTGATTTCAAACAGGCTCTGATTGATTACAAAAAGGCGGATGAAACCATAAAGATCAACCAAGAGATCAAAGACAATGCACAATTCATTATGCAAAAGTCTATGAAAAATGCAACGACTGCGACAGCTGCTGGTCATGTTATATCCTGGGGTACCAGGAAGTTCAAGGCACAGCCAGAAAAGGTAGTACCAGCAAAAGATGCGTATGAGATAAGATCTAAATCAATCAAGGTGAGGGAGATAAATGATAAAAAAGAAAATTAAAAGATTGTGGAATGGACTTGCTGATATTCCAGATGAAGATATCAGAAAGTACATCAACAAAAACGAAACCCTGGAAATCACAGTAGCTGAAAAGCCAGGAGAAAAAATGATAATTAGTATTGATCAGATGAAAGATCAGTTGATCAAGTCAAAAAAAAATAAACTGCTCAAGGGTAGATACAGACTTGTAAACTTCTATTGGAAACCTGTCGATACTAGACAACAGGAGCTGTTATGAGTAAAGAAATAAAAGAGGCAGACATGGGATCTATGGCATGGTGCGAGACTGTATCAAAGACCAACCTATGTCCAGCACAATACAAAGGTAAACCAGCTGAGATAATGATTGCTTGTCAAATGGGCAAGGATCTAGGACTAACACCATTTCAATCTATCCAAAACATTGCAGTGATCAATGGCAAGGCTAGCATTTATGGCGATGCACTGATCTCGATGTGTAGAAAACACCCAGAGTTTGAGGACATCAAAGAGTATTTCGAGGGCGATCAACAAAACAGGACCGCAGTATGTGAGGTTAAAAGGAATGGACAGTCCTGGTACAAGTCTACTTTCAGTAAGAAAGATGCGGCTACAGCTGGGCTGTTAGACAAGCCTGGTCCCTGGAGGACTTATCCAGATCGTATGCTCAAACTAAGAGCCAGAGGGTTTGCACTGCGAGATGTATTTGCTGATGCTTTTGGCGGAGTGATCAGCCGAGAGGAGGCTGAGGACTACCCAAAAAATAACGAAAGAAAGGTGGTGAACCCAATGGACAGTATTGAAAAAATAGAAACACCTGTAATAGATCATATAGATCAGCAAGAAACACCCCAAAATGAGCCTTCTACAGCCCCTAACGAGGATGTTTTAGGTGAAGAAGACATGGATGTTTACACTGTATTTAAGATCAATGGCAAATCTGACAAGGTCAAAGGGCATGTAAGATACGCTAACGAGATGATTGATATCCTAAATGCAATTTATCATTCTCATAAATCCAAGGATCAAAAGGTTGGTTTTCTCAACAAGATCTTTGAGATCAATGACGAGGGTTTAACTAGACTCATGGATGGCAATGGACTGGCACATGATAATCTTTCCAAGTTGCAACAAAGATATATTGTGGAGCTGGATCAATGAGCAACCTTACCAGAAGACAGCAAGAGGTTTTGTCTAAATTCAAAGGATACATCAGTGCAAATGGTGGTACGCCAACGCAAAAACAGTTGGCGATCTTATGTAATACAACAGAATCTAATGTAAACAGGATGCTTAATGAGTTAGTACAAAAAAAATTTTTAAGAAAAACTGATAGCCTTTGTTGGCATCGCTACGAGTTATTTGTCGATTAAAAATATAAATATTATAGCCAGCAGATACGCTACGAAAAAAGCGACAGGTAAGTAAAATTCTGCTGGCACAACCTATCGAGCCAGAGGATTATCTGATCTAGCTTTCATCTCATCAATAACAGTCTTCAAAACTTTTATTTCAGCAGCATTGATCTGTATATCTTTTGTTTGACCTGATATGGTTTGCTCTAATGGTTTAAGATCAGGTGCTTGCCTAGCCTCTAAAACTTCTACTCTTTCGATTAGCTTGCCTTGGAAGATTAGTAGCCCACCTAATGTGATCACCAGTCCGACAGCTCCAGTTATTGTTTTAATATCCACGTATTATCTTCAGCTCCTCTTCAGCTCTTATTCTATTCGCAACAGCATCTTCAACCTTTTTTTGGTATTGAGCCATGCGGTCATTATATGGGTTTTGAATCTCAGCATATAGGTTTCTATTGTCTGAGTAATCTCTCGTATAGAAGTCATCCAAGGTTCCTCCATCTATTTCTAGTTGATCATTAAATATATTCTCATTGAGAGTTCCATAAGAGTCAATCCTTTTGTTGTTGGATTGCATTGCTTTAGCAACGATCATTTGTGTAGCAACGATTTGTTTGTCAATAGATTTGATCTGTTTTGCTACCTGATCTTGTACGCTTGCTATGTCTATCGAAATACCTCCTTGATCTTCTGCACCATTTTCCACAACCTCCTCTGTAACAGGCTCGGCTGATTCTGTTGTGATTTCCTCAGATCCAGATACTCTTGTCTCGCCTGCTCCACTTTCTCGTTCATCTGATCCGACCAGGTTTTCTTCTTCTGGACTCTCTTGCTGGTTGCTTTCAGTTTGTGTTTCGCTTTCGTTTCTGGCGACAGTTTCACTTTCTGGGGCAGGTTCTCTGGTGTTCCCTGCGATACGAGTTTCGTTGCTTTCAGTTCCTGGCTCTCGTTCATTTTCTCCGCTAGTGTTTTCGACCTCTTGGATAGTTTCATTTTCTGTCTCGTTGTTAAAACTTTCCCTTGTTTCTGTAATGTCTTCTGTTCTTTCGATTTCTGCTGTGAACGTCTCGATGGTCTGTGGTTCTTCATATCTTTGTACCTCCATTGATACTTCAGGTAGCTCTTCAAATTCCTCGATCTCCGCTACCTCTTTGATCTCCCCTGGTGGTGGTAAATTAAATACATTTACTATTCCAGTGTTGATCTCTTCTGTAGTTAATTCTTGTATAAATATTTCCTCGAATGTTTCGATGATCATTCTTGGTTCTTCAAAAGGAATAAAAATTATTTCCTCGATAGGTTCAAACTCAACCTTTTCGATCCTGGTTTCTATGACCTCTTCGATTTCTTCAAAGGCTGTGTTGAGTTCTGTGCCAACGCTTGTGCAGGTACCTAATTGCTGACAGCCTGTAGTCTCTCCAAGGGTAGTAATAGATAGCTGAACATTATCTACATCTGGACCTCTATGATAACTATCATTGTTTGATCCATCGCCTTGATTATATAGCTCGGCTCTTATTGTTATGTCTGTTTGTGAGTTCGGACTTTGTATGTAGCTATCTGTATAGTTTGTAAACGTGCCACCATTAAAGTTTCTTGTTGGATCGTGGTCATTTATTGTTCTCGATTGCGTTGTGATAGAACCATCAGATCCTGTAATTGTTTGTTTTAAAGTTAATGTATTCTCAATGCTGTTCCAAAACCATACATCTGCTGACAAAGTTGAGGTAAATCCCTCGTTGATTTGTGATTGTGTTAGATGACCATGTTTAACTAATGCACTATCTTGGAACACGTTGTCTTCTACATAACCCTCGAAAGCTAAAACGCCCCCTGTTTGATCCATATTTGCACCATAAGGGAAAGTACCGAAGTTGCCATGTGTATGTATACCATCTGAACCAGTTGTCAACCAACCTGTGGTTGTCGTAGTATTGTTTGATCCAAAGGTAGAATTGGAAAGTATATTGCCTGTTGTAGTAACACAAGTTCTATCACCTAGAGTGTTAGTCGTACAGTTTGTCTCAGCAACAGCTGTGCTTATCATCAACAGCAGTACTGTACTAATCTTCTTCATCATCATCATCAATCATCCCAGAGGGTATAAGTTTGCCATTGAAGGTTTCATCTTTCTTGTCCATGATCGCTTTTCTTTTTAGCCAGGCATCATAGTCAGGTCGTAGTTCAGGGTTTGTATCCCAAAACAGTTTTGCCTTGGCTCCGATCATCCCTTGAGCAGGGCATATCGAACCTGCTTGTTCCATGCTGTAAAAAATTTTTGGATCCTGACAGAGACGAGCAAGGGCGGCTACCTTCATGTTAAGGCGATTCAAAAGAGCAGCATCCATTCTCGCCTCGCATTGTTCATCTATGTAGTAATTTCCATACGAGAGTCCCAAGCCTATAGTGGTTACGCCAAGGCTCAAAGGTATAACGCAGCTCGATTGTGAGTATACTGACATTGATGGACTCGCAGCTGATCCTACTGGCTGACGTGATGCAGCATTGCTCGTTGAATTATTTGTGGTGCTGGTTGTATTGGAGCTGGATCCTGATTGATATGTGGTACTCGTTTCCTGGCTGTACCCTCCAGATATACTGGTATTTGTGCCACTGGTATTGGTCTGCTGTATGTCATTAGCTCCGCTGTTGGTGCTGTCAGCTAAGGCAATATTACTACATAGTAATAATATAAATAATCTTTTCATTTTCGTACAAGGCTGCCTCCAAAATATAAACCTATAATTGACGAGACGACATGGGTATCTAGTGGGGTGATCACCAGACCTGACAATGGTTTCCATTGAGTCATATCTACATCAGTTGCAAATATCCACCAACCCTCTTGTACTGTTTCTGTATACCCTACATAAATAGGCATTGATGGATCTATAAATGGTGCGAGCTTAGGTATAACCAGTATAGATACAACAGCTATCAAAGCTATCCACCTTCTAGTATTCTTTGTAAATGCGTCAGTAACTTCTCTTGCTTTGTCTGCTTGTTCGGCTGCAAACTCAGCTCGTTGCATAAACATTTTTTGCTTTTCTGCCTCAGCTTGAGATTTTTGAGCCATGATAGATAGGACACCACCTAGTACTGTACTAGCTAACATGCTTAATAATTCCATAGGTATCATGAGTTATAAAAATAGCCTCCGACTATTGCAGCTATACCACCCAGCCATGCTATAAATGTAATAGCACCCTTGCCTTTGTTGATAGCCTCTTCAAGTTTAGTGATCCTCTCTTCCAGAGATTCTAGCTTATCTAGTATTTGTGAATTAGTTACTGTTCTCATGTCAATATCCTACTACATATTTTTAATAAGCCATATGTTTTATTCGTGGAGATTCTTCTAAAAAATCATTAACCCACCTTATTAGTTTGGCATTGTGTACATCATAGGGTTCTACAAATACCTTGCTTTTATCCAGTTTATTAAGGTCTATAATATCATCACAATTATTTAATGTAGTGTTTAAATCATAATAATTAGCTTTTACAGGTACATATTCAATTTCAAAAAATGCACATATTCTTCTGCAAACATTGTTTGGATCATTAAACAAGTCTTGACTATTTACAAAAATAATATCTTTTGAATCATTCATATACTTAACATAATTTAACCATATATACGCTCTAGTGGTTGTTTGATGTAACACTCCAACAAGTTTTTCTGTAGCCTTATTATACTTTTCTAATAACTCTGGTTTATAAGGGTGATTAAAAAAGTTTTTATAAACATCAAATCCTATGCCTCTTTCTTTTCTACCATTTTTAAGTAAATCGCTATATAAAGTTCTGTATAAAAATACTTTTTTACCTCCATGTTTAAGAACTTTGTATGCCTCCATGCTTGGATATTTAACTAAACAGTTTGGTTTTTCTATTATTTCATCCTTTCTACACCAAGTAGGTTCTGAATATGTTGGTATAGATTTACTTAACAGACACGCTAAATAAGTTGAGCCACAATGACTTGTATGCCAAATACTATACATTTTGTACCTTGTCTAAGTCGATAAGTTTATATGCTAAAGTAACTCTTAAATCATTAAATGCAATTGAAATAGGAGTAGCATGATGAGTAATGTCTGCTTGAAAATATACAGCAGACCAAGGTTTAGGATATATTATTTCATAATCATCTTCATCTTTTTTAAATGCTGTATATCCACCCCATTCACTTTTCCACTCAGAGTTACAATAAATTAAAAAAGTTACTTCTGATCTACTTAAAGTTGGATTATCAACCATACCTGTAATACCTGTATCTTTATGCTCATATCCAAATGAGCCAGCTGTATGACCATTAAAATAAATTCTTTGAAATGCTAAATTATTTCCTGTTATTTTTTTAATTTTATTAAAAAGAGTATGAGTAAAAAAGGAATCAAGCTCCAATGGTTCTCTCATAGCCCAAAAACTATAATTAGCACTGTGTTTGGACTTTTGACCATATGCCCAATTGTTAGTCTTAATTTTTTTACGAATAGTATCAATGTCATCTTGACCTAAAAAATCATTAAACTTTTTTATCATTTGAAAAATCTGCCTCATTTCTACATAACCAATTTATGATACAATACCTACCCTCTCCATGAATTAAATCTTTTCTGTTCATTTTAATTGGTCTAACTCCATGTTGTAATCCACTACCAAACATAACAAATTTATTATAGGTACACTCTATTTCTGTATCTATTTCTGGAAAATATAAGTTGCCTCCTGTAAATTGTTTAGGTTGTTTATACAAATATATACAGCTTGTAAATTGTGCAAAGTCTGTATGAGGCTTATATTCCTGACTATCTTCATAATACTTTATAGTGGGAATTAGGTCAGTAGCTGCATCTATATTGCCATATAAAACATTTAATTTTTTAACTTCTGTTTTTAAGTCTTCATTTAAAAAAATTTTATTCCAACAAATTTGAGATATGCTTGAAAATTGTCTTTCTTTAAATATAACTCTAGGGTTATATGACAAGTGATTGGTTTTTTCTAATTGAGAACCTGAATCTAAAGATGATATAAGTCTATAAGGACTTGTCGCCCACTCTAATTCTTTCCAAACTAATTTTAACTCATCTTCAGTAAAAAAATTATCAATAGTATAAATCACAATTTAAGACCATGGATCATATGGAGCTGGACCATCTCCTGTTTCAACACCATTATCATCTGCGGTTTTTGTTATAGGGGCTGGATCGACTGTGGAATCCCATGCAGTAATTGTTCCAAAATCACCAGCAACACATCTGTTGTATATTTCTATTGTGTGAGTATATATATCTTCAAGCCTAGCTGCAAATGAAGAATAATCCTCACTATTTATATGATCGAAGTTTACTTCACATACTATCAAAGTTTTTTCTTCATTCGCCCATCTAGGGTTTTTTACATCACTATAAGTTATTCCTATATTTTCTGCCATAATTATCTCCTATGATATTCTTACCCAAAGCCCATTAGTTGCCAAGTTGGCGGATGAAGTACCAGAGGCAACTCCACTCATACATCTCCAAGTTCCTGTATTAACATGAGCTGATTGACTTCCAGAACGAAATCCTGTAAAATATGATTCTTCACCGCCATCACTTGTATAAAGACCTCTCGCTCCTTGTGCATATAATTGACTGCCAGCTAATGTACTATCAACAGCTTTGTCAGTACGACTGTTTAGTCTACCCATAACATAAGTTCCTATTGCACGATAAGTTGTAGGCGGATCAGCACTTATAGTACTAAAAGTCATAGAACCATCAGCGTCTGAAGTTAAGGCTTGTCCTGATGTACCATTCCCACTTACATTAAGTTCGGCTGCTCCAACAGTATTATCTGTAATTTGGGATGCACCTACTGTATTTGATGATAAAGAACCAGCGTCTATAATTGTTGTTCCATTTGATATTATTGCCATTTCTAAACTTCCTCCAATTTAAATTTATATTTTTTACCATTGTTTCTGTTTATAAGAAACAAATTATTTGAACCCTCTTGAATTGTCCATGAACCAGATGTACCATCTACCTCATTTTTTCTTGTATGTGTATTATTTAAATTCAAGTCTCCTGTATATACATCTCTAAATACTTTAGAACTAGAACCTAAATCATAAGCGTCATTAGTGGCTGGAATAAGTGCTGTGCTTGTAACTGATAGCACATCTGAGTTTCCTACTTTAATGTCTATTTGATCGTCTGTATCTGCTGTAATTGAGCTGTCTCCATCTACATCTAATATTAGTTCGTTACCATTCATATCAACAGTGTTGCCATTAGCATCTAATGTTCCACCAAGTTGAGGTGTTGTATCGCTAACAACATTTGCTAAAAATCCTGAATCATTGGTAAACATACTAATGTTTCCAGATTTGTTGGTAAGCGTATCTGTTGAAGACGCAGTAAATGTAATATTAGAAGTAAGGGCAAATGTGCCTGTACCACCAGGAATTGTGTGTGTATTTACTGTACCTAAATTTGTTATGTTATTTGATTGTGCGTCTAATGCTCCGCCTAGTTGTGGTGTTGTGTCTTCTACGACATTCGCTATACTTCCTGAAGCTATTTCAGAAAATTTAGCTAGTCTTTCTCCACCAGCAGTAGAGCCATCATGCACTCTTAGTGTTTTTAAATCAGTATCAACAGTTACTTCTCTTACAGAACCTGTAAACGAGCCATGTGCAGATGTTGTACCTCCTCTTAATTGTAGTTTTTTAGCCATTATGTTATACCTCCAAAGTCTAGCTGTAAGTTAGTACCATCTATTGTACCAATGTTGCTCATGTTGTTATTTTGCCCATCTAATGCACCACCTAATTGTGGCGTAGAATCTTCTACAACATTAGCTATGCCAGCAGTTATACTAGCCCATGCACTACCATTGTAAAATTTTAATTGATTATCTGTTGAATTATATGCTAAATCACCCTCATCTAAACTAGATGTTGGATCGCTTGAACCTACTCTGTATCGTTCAGCAAAGCTATTAACTCCAGATATATTGGTAGCTACTGTATTTATATTTGTAACTGCACCAGCTACTGTAGAAATATTTGAATTAGCTCCAGCTACTGTTGTAATGTTTGAATTTGCTGACGCTACTGTATTAACATTTGATATTGCTCCAGCAACTGTACCAATATCTGTAGCGTCTCCAGCTACTGCTGTTACATTTGATGAAATGCCAGCTACTGTTGTTATGTTACCTGATATTCCAGCGACTGTATTTACATTGGCTATATCTGTAGCAACAGTATTTATGGTATTTCCAGAGCCAGTTGTTATTGCTCCTAAATCTCCTAAGTCTTCTGTAAATAATATTTGACCAGCCACTGCATTAATGTTTGTTGCATTGCCAGCAACTGATGTAACGTTTGTGCTGATACCAGCAACTGTAGCTACCTCAGTAGATACTCCAGCAACTGTTGATATGTCACTCGAGCTTAGTCCAGACAATGCAGTAATTTCACTGCTTTGATTAGCTACTGATGTTACATCGCTAGATATACCAGCAACTGTTGTAACATTAGCTTGAATTCCAGCTACTGTGTTTATATTAGATAAACCGCCTGCTACTGTATTAACATTGGAAATACTGCCACCAACATTATTTACATTGGTTATAGCTCCAGCTACAACTTCTATTTCTGATGATGTTTCATTTAGATCATCAGCTACAGTTTCTATTTCAGATACTGCCTCAGCTAAATCATTTGCTACAGCTACTACTTTAGTTATGTCCGCAGCGACTGTATTAACTGAGGTTATGTTTGTAGCTACTGTGTTAATGTTAGTAGCATTGCTAACCGCAGAATTTATGTTGCTAGCATTAGATACTGCTGCATTTATATTACTTGCATTTGATACTGCTGAATTTATGTTACTAGCATTAGATACTGCTGAGTTTATGTTACTTGCATTTCCAGCAACAGATGTAACATTGCTTGATATACCAGCGACTGTAGTTATATCAGATGCTATGCCAGCCAAGGTGTCAATGTTGGTTGTTGTGGATCCTAGCTCAAACGCATTTCCTGATGAATTAAATTTGATAATTCTGTTGGCGTTACTGCTCTCTGTGTTGTTATAGGGTAACTCCAGGGGCGTTGTTGCGTCTGTGTTTATTGGTAAAGTAAAAGCTCTGTCTACCCTTTCTGATAATTGTGAGATCAGCAAAGTTTGTGAGTTTAATTCGTTTTCAAGTGATGCTGCTGTAAGCGGTCCTCCAGACGTAAAAGCTGTGGTCCTGCTGATAGATCTATCACCTATGATTGTAACTAAAACCCCAGTGCCTGGCGTATTCCCAGTAGTCGTTGTAATGGATCCTGTGCCATCTGATCCGATAGTAACTGTATAGTGAGTGGTCAGCGTCTTTTTAGTGCCATCGAAGTAAACAGCTATATCTGCTGCTGCCTCTATAACAAAAGTAAAGGCAAAGCTCGTGGTCGAGTTGTTACCTGTATACTGTACTCGCCTGGTCGTACTGGTTATGGCGTTTAGTGCCATTGTTAGTTACCCTCCAATATATCTCTTAATGGTTCTATATTACGTTTATTTACTGTGTTATTCAAATATAATGCCTTTTCCTTAAGATCAGGATACATGATTGTTAGTAGCCTTTGAGGTCCATCTAGGGGGATAGTATCTAAATCTTCTAGGCTGCGTTGTTTTTGTGCAGACTTTCCAAGCGTGTGAAAGTTGGTCTGTCTACTGATCATCTTGCTCCTAGCTGTATCTGTAATATCATCATCATTCCCATATAAGAAATACTCTTCGCTTTTGATCAGGCTCCTTAGTCTGTCCTTATAAGTTTCTCCTGATGTGAAAAATTCGTAGTATTCTGGACTTAAAGCCGCAGCAGCCTCTATTTTTTGATCCTCGGATAACTCGCTAAAGTCTCCATTGATAAATCTAACAAAGCTATTTTTCTGATCAGAGTTAAGAGGAATCTTAAATCCTTGCATACTAATATAGTTTGGATGTCTTCTGGGCGGACTACCCAATCTTTCCATTTCGCCCATGACTCCTATAATGTCTATCATAGATGTCCATGAGCTAAATCCTTTTATGTCTCTTGCATTTGCTATCTCGTTTGCCCTTTTGTTGTTAAACATTAAAGGCAGAGAAGAAAAGTCATCTTCATTAAATAAACCAAAGTCTATTAGTTCTTGCCTGTTATAAGGTAGATCCCTACTAGCTATTGGTGAATAGGTAACAGCCCAGTCTCCACCTACTCTAGGATCGTTATACGCTTGTTCTCCCCAATAGTTTAATTTTCTTGGCAAAACTTTTCTGTCAATCTTTTTATCTATTTCGTTTTGAAAGTCTATTGCAAACTTCTCTAAAGAGGTTTCTCCTACGTTCCTGTCTTTTTCAGGAACCATATCGTAAGATCCATCTCCATTGTCTATAAAAATCATATCAACGCCTTCCTCGTTTTTCATTCTAAAAACAGCAGGTAACTCGCCAGATCTTGCTATAACGTTACCATCCTCGTCTTGATCAAATAATTGTTCAATGTTTGCTCCAAATCTGCCAGTAAATGGCACAAAGTTAGCTAAAGACTTAGCTCCCCACCTAACAAATTTATCTGTAGCCATTTGCTCTGACGTAAATATTTCAGTGAAGTCTGCTATATTTACAGCAAAAGAGCTATCTGCTATTTTTCCAAAAACATTAAAAGTGAATTTAACCATAGCCTCACCCAATGCTTTTTCATCATCTACTGATTCGATAAGCTGTGCTATTGCATAACCATTACTTAAGAAAATGCCTAATGGATCTAGTCTGTCTATCGCATAGGACTTGTCTTTGCCATCATGTAGTTCGCCCAGATATTTACCCTCTGGATCAATAGATCCCCAAGGAATAACAATGCTGTAGTCTTGTGGACCATTTCTTAATATTGACATTTTCCTGCTTGTTTGTGTATTCATGCCTTGTGGGCTACCGCCTTGCACGTATCCATTCATAGCTCCCATGATAAAAGGCAATGTTAGAAGATGCGAAGTAATCAAGTGTCCTTTAGCCATGTCTCTTTGTATTGGATCTGGCGATCTTAACATTTTGCCGAGTTTGCCAATATCTGCTCCTGCTAAAATTGCATTGATTCCAGGGGTTACTTCTAAACCTACTTTGGTTAAGTTATAAAGGGTGTTGAAAAATGGCACTAATACTTTTGCGAAACCTTCACCCAATGCTCCTGACACACCACCTCCTTTGTCTTCTTTTAAAAATCTATTTATAGACTGACCTATCTTATCCATAGGTCTTTGCAACACTGTCTCTCTTGCAACGTCCATGCTTTCGATTCTAATCTCTGGTGCTTGTTTACTAGGATCATTCATTATTTCATCCATCCTTTTGCTAAAATCTTTTGCTGGTAAAGCCCCAGATGCCACTTCTTCTGATACCTGTTTGTATGCGTAAGTATGTAGCTGGGATCTGTAAAAAATATATTTCATAAAATCATCCCCAGACTTCATCATCCTAGGGGCTATTCTGGTGCTAATATCTAGTATAGAATCTATGATCTGGAAAAAAGGTTCGTCTGCTAAATATTCTGGATTGTTTTCTAGCTTTTCTCTTACGCTTGATCCTGCTTTGCTTTTACCTAGAGTAAGTCTGTCTTTGTTTTTAATTGTATTGTAGACAATATTTCTTGTAGTAATTTTTCCCTGAGTTCCTCCATAAGGTATTTTAGAAAACGTATCAATAGATTTGCCAGTTAGAAGAGAAGATCCTCCTATTCGCAAGCCATCAAATATAGATGCTATATAACCATAATAACTTGATAATCCATTTTCAAAAGTAAGACCTCCTGTGTCTTTTCCCATAACCTTATTTCTAATAGATCCATAACCTCCTCCCATTAATCTGCTCATGTGCCAAAAGTGTTGATACACAAGTCCTGCACCTAAATTAACAGATTGTGTCGTTACGCCATTTAGTAAGTTGTTGTAGTAAACCTGGTATAGCATTGACCTGGTTGTTGCTAGATTTATTTCTCTAGCCCCTTTAGCCGCCCTTGTAGGATCTCTATCTATAATTCCATATAGAGCCTCAAGTTTAGATTCTGTCATTTCTCTGCCTTCTGTTTTATCGAAGATGTCTTTTAGTGCTGCGTCTTCATCTCCTATATTATCTAGGGATCCCTTCATGGTTTTAAGTATTCTAAATGATCTACCAATCTCTGCCCTAGCTCCCATGATCTGGTTTGTTAAAGCACTGTAGGTTTGTGTCATTTGCATGGCAAAAATCTTTTCTCTATCACCAGCTCCATCTGACATAGCTTTTTTGAGAGACTTATGTAAGGCTACTCTGAATCTTTTTAAAAGTTCTATAGATCCATACATTTGCTCTACATTGTAGATATCTCCTATGTTTCTACGTAGTACATCGTCTATTTGTAAATTTAGCTCACCTGCTAAATCTTTGACTACCTTGTCTTTTAGAACGCCTTTTCTGTCTCCACGTCTACCCTTGATTCTAGCTTTTTCGTAGTATTTGCCTATAACCTCTATAACAGCATCTACCTCACCAGGATCTTTAACTTTATACCAAAGGCTGTTTTTGTATGAGTTGAAATCGTCAGGGAACAGTTCTTTTGGCAGATCTCCATTGTCCATTGCTTTGAGCAAGTTATTCATAAACTTAGGATCTAGCGTTTGCTCTATTGATTTCTCAGACTTGCCTATAATATCTTGTGATTTTTTTTGTGTTTGCACAGTTTTTTCTGTAGCACTATCCATCTCTGGAATATTTTTTGTCATCCAGGCACTTACTTTATCTGCTATTTCTTGTGAGTTGAAGTTACCAAATCTTGACATTATTGAAATACCTCTCTCATATTTATGTTTAGGCTGCCTTCTATTTCTCTTAGCTTAACAAGAGTCCTGCCATATACCCTAGTAATATATCTTTCTTGAGCAGGCGTAAATACATATACAGACATTAGTTTTTTAGCAGGACTATAATAAGCCTTATGCTGTTCGTCTAAAATGTCGTTAGCATATTTAGGTCTAAGTTGTAGCTCAGTGCTAATTCCTAAATCGTGCTTAATTTGTATATGTATTGATCTGAGTTCTGGTTTGTAATCTATCTCTAATACATTAAAGTTTTGTTGTATTTTAGATATAACGTTTTTTGCCTGTGTTGAAAACTCGACAGGATTATTAAATACCATTCTTTGACCTAGATAATCTCCTATTTCATTTGGTTTTTTATTTTGTCTTTTCAGCTTATCTTCCAGCCCTTGAGAATCTTTTACCCTAGATTCTATTTTTATATCTAAATCTGATGCTACGTTTTTTACTTTATCATCAAGGTTGTTTTGATTTTCCTTGGCTATTTTTAATATTTCATCTGTGGTATCATAGTCTTGTATGGAACGATTACTAATACCACCATCAGTTGTAGATGGATCAGTTGTTGGGTTATCCAAAGACTCAATGTCGTCTGTTCTTTGGGACGAAGGTACGTCTTCATTTAAGTCAGGTGATGGTCTCTTTACAGTTGCAGAGGTAGCTGACGCACCTCCAGCATCATCTAAACTCCTAGAATCTGTAGGATTAACGTCTGATAAGTTCGAGGTACTTGCAACATCTTCTCCTGATCTTACAGACTGAATATCTTTTCTAACTTTAGTTAGAGATTCCATGTCAGATCTAGCTGGATCTACTGTCCCTCTACTTTCAAGGAAATTGTCATAGAACGATTTTGTTCCCATGTTGTCTTGATTGACAGCTGTGTTCATGTGTTCTTTTGCTTTTGCTACAAACTCTGGAAATTGTGATGCTATTTTTACAGTAGCAAATATTGATGATATAACTGCTCCAATGAAAATGCCTTCTGCGGTTTGTTTACCTCTAGCTGCAAATTTTGCTTTTATGTCTTTTTCAAACTGATCAACCTCTTCTGGTCTACTATCTAAAGCCTGTATAAATTCATTGGCAACGCCCATTTCTACCAATACACTTGATAGATTTCCATGAGTAGGATCAAACATAAAATCTGCAACAGCACCAGCTGAGTAATGCCTGAATAAGTTACCTCCAGCTGTTGTTGCTTTTGTCATTTTCAAAAACGACACATAAGGAACCATAAACGAGAATATTCCAGATAAAACATTTCCTGTTGTAGACTGAGGAGCATCTACTAAATCTAGCTTATATGGCTCATAGCCTTCGCCTAAATCGTCAAGCTCCTGTCTTGTTAAATAATCAAATTCCCCATCGTTGTATACAAAAGCTCCTACACCAGTAAGTCTGTCTAGGTCTTCACCTAATACAAATATGTTATTAGCCGCTGACTGTATGCCATGCCCTATAGTTGTAAGAGCCTCTTCAACAAATCCATTTTCTTTTTCGTCAAATTCTATGGTTTCTGTTAAGATCTTAGCTGATTCATAGTTCCCATCTTTTACAGCAGTATTGACAAGATCTATGTTATCTTGCCTTTCTTTAGCTATTGATAAGTTTTCTGGTTTTTGCATATTGTTTTCATAATGCCTAAGCTGCACTGCTCGATCAATATGATCAGCTCCATCTAGGTTATCAACATGATTTCTACGATCCTGAACATTTACGTCTTTTTCTATCGGTCCTGGATATACATTTATTGGGGCTAGATCTATTGTTTCACTCATTATTGATCTCCAAATAATATTCTGTATCTTTCTTTTTCTGCCATAGGCACTACATCACTTGTCATTAATAAGTCTTGTATGGTGTCAGAGTTAAGTTCAAATACAAAATTATCTTTTTTGTAATATGTTCTGCCTAGCACAAATTTTATATTTGAAGTTTCTAGTAATTTTTTTTCTGCATTTATATCATCCATATTAAATACTTTTAACTTTTCTTGCTCTTCTGCAATGCTTTGTAGTATAGGCTCCCTTTCTTCTTCTGATGTAGCTTTTGCTAGTTTATTTCTTTGCTGTCTTATTTTCTCTGTTATGATTTCAAATCTTTTTAGTTCATCTGATTTTTCTTTACCAGATCCAGCAAGCGTATTAAATGTCTGTTTGTCTGTTGCAATGTTTTTTGTTTGTGAAAGATCATCAATTATTCTGCCAATATGGTTTGAATTAACATCTTGTGTACTAAAGTTAAAACCTTCTCCTTCAAGACCTAAGTGTAAATCGCTATATATTCCTCTTAATTCTTTTGTGTTGTCAGTCGATCCAAAATTGATGAATCCCATACCTCCTTCTGACTTTGTAATATGTTTCATACCTCTTTTGTATATATCATCATCTGTATAATCTCTTCCTCCTAGCTGGTAATTAATGGCACTTTCAATAATCTTTGCTTTTGATTTTCTAGTAAGTGATGAAGAATAAAGCATTTCACTGTAGTCTAACTCGCCATCTCTTGCTTGTTTCATGTATTCCATAAGGATTACAGCATCATCGCTAGGTCCTGAGTTTTTATCGAGCAATAATTCACGCAGGGGATCAGTAACTTTTTTGGCATCAAATGTTGGATAATCTCTTTCTAGTTGCTTTATTCTGGAAAAAATAACATCTTCTGTAGTTCTGTTTTGCTGTCCTTGATCTAAGTAATTAAAAATATCTGTTATAACAGTTTTTGATTCTTGTTTTAATAGATTAAGATTTTTCGAGTTTTCTTTTTCTGTAAGAGAATTAAGTTTTTCTGTTTCAAAAATAACTTGTTTATATATCTCGTCAGCTAGCTCGTTTCTTTGCTTTTCGCTAAAACCTAGTTGAGATATCGTGGTCTCTTTGTTGCCAAGTATTGTAGATCCATCTTGAGCCATCATGGGTTCGTAAAAATCTTTAGTTACATATTCGCCAGTCCTAATTGCTGATAGTTCTTTAACCAAGCCAGTTACGTCTCCATGCTCAAACTGGTTCGTAAACTTGTCAGCAAGATAATGATATTGGAATCTTGTTCTTGCGTACAAAAGCTCTTTGTTCATTTTTTCAGCACTAAATAAATTTGTTCTGGTAGGATCAGCACTGAATGATACTCCTGCTGCTATAAATTCTGTGGATGGTCCATGTTGTATGTAGTTACCAAAAGCACCATTTATAAATTTACCTACATTGATAGCCGATTGAGGACTATTTCTATATGTTTCAAACATACTCTCTATATGACCAGAATCTACGATATTTCTAAAAGACGTGCTTACAATGTCTTCTTGTTGTTTTGCATAATTAGCATATACATTTTTACTAGCTGCAAAAATCTTTTGATCAAAATCATATCTAAAATAATCAAACATAGCTGGGTTTTTTTCTTGTATTGATGACAATAACCCATCTCTAATGTCTGTTGTTTCTGCGTTAAAAGCATTGGGATCGTATTTGTTTTTTAAAAATGCTGTTTGTAGTTTTTGTTGAAACAAAGTATCTATCTGATACTTAGCGTTTTGTTGTGCCGCTTTGTAATAAGTCGTATCGTAATCTGTGGTTCCTCTTTGCGGTGCATCGTTAAATGTTAAACTTCCATCTTGCTCTTGCCTAAATGCTTGGTACTTTTCTGCGTCTTGTCCTGCTCTAAGTTGGCTCTCTTTCGATACTTGTTTTATAGCCACGTTTGTAAGCTGATTGATTCTGTTCGATAAATTACCAAACATCCTCTCTTCGCCTGTTCCAATCTGGACTCCAGGCACAGTTCTAAGCGATGCTCCTAATGGTTTATATTTTATATTTTTTACTGCCATTACCTAAATATACTCATAAATCCTTGATTAGCTGGCTGTATTGTTTGCCCTCTGCTATCCATCAATGTTCTGCCTGCTACATTACCGCCCTGGTTTCCAAGACCGCTGAATCCGCCTGCCTGATATATAGATGCTGATCCCATAGCCATTGTTGTAAGTGCGTTTGTCATCCCTTGTTTTTTGGCTATCCTTCCTTCATACCTTAACATCTCTGCCTGGTGTTGAGACATATCGAGTGCAATAGTTTGGTTATAGCCATTAATATTAAATTCCCTTATGCCTTTAGACTGTAAAGACAAACCAACCCCCAGCTTAGATCCAGAAAATGGATCAATAGATCCTGCTCCAGCATAAGCGTTTGCGTAAGACATCTGTTCAAGCATATTGTCTAAAATTTTTACTCCATCCATTTTGTGTTTTACCGCTTGACTCCTGCCTTGCAATTCTACTAATTCCGCTTGCCTATCAAGCCTGTCTTGTTGTGCTTTACCTTGCTGGTATTGCGAATATGCCGACATGGCTGTTAATGCTAATGCTGCGTATTGCATAATTTTCTCCTAAATGCTTACCTTATACTCTATTCCCAGCAAGAAAAAAAACAAAGGCTGGTCTAGCGTTATTGTTAGTTGCGTCTCTTCTGTGAATCCATTTACTGGCTGTATTGTTTTTATGCCTGTAAAAAACTCTACACCTGATCCGAGTTTTAAGTCTGTCAAATTTCTAAAAGTTAATACCTCGCCATCTACTGTGGCGGTTTGCGACAGATGTAATATTAAATTGACCTCTGTAATTTTTTTTAAAAATCCCTGGACATTGCCATTCGGTAGCTTTGTTTCTATCGGCAAGGTTTTTAGCCTTACTGGATATGGAATACCTACCTCTACATAAGTAGATGGTATAGCGTCCAAAGTAATTTGATTCGAGGCTACAGTTTGTTTTGACAAGGCAAGATCATCTCTTACTATGTCAGCATTAAATCCATCAATATGATCTAATCCTGTAGCGGTTGTGTTGCTGATAGCGTTACCTAAAACGCTAGAATATTGTTTAGCTGCATCTGTAGTAAAGTCTTCATCAAACTTTTCTAAATAATAATTAGATTCGGTTCCTAAAGAAAACTGAGTAACAGCTAATCTTGTAGGATCTGCTGACGTAACAGTTAAGTTTTCATAACCGCTGACAGCTCTTGTAACTGTAACAGTGTTTGTCGAGACAGACGCACTGAAGTTAGGATCAGCATCTATCAAGGTTTTTAGGTTTGTAGCTGTAGCATTGTTGCTAGTTTCTACTACAAATTCACTAGATCCTGCTGTGCCTGTTACAGCTGTAAAAGTGGATTCGGTGCCATCTGGCTGCTGCAATATAATAGGTGAATTGTTTGAAATGTTTGCATAATCGGTAACTGTAATAGTGCAAGATGCAAAGTTACTTGCAGGTCTTTTTACGACTACATATATTTCGTCAAAATCTACACAAGTAGAAACAAAAGATCCTGCTGTGTTCCATAGAGTAGGAGCTACCACTTTTTGATCACGCAAAAAAGGGTAACACGCAATAGTTCCATCGCTGTTTATAATAATTAATTTGTCAGAATCGTTTGTGTTTACTTGCCTTCTTAATGTCATGTCTACAGGATCATTAAGTAAATGAGATGAAAACAAAGAAAAGTTTATAGATTTGTAGTTTACATCTGTGTCAGCAAATAAATATTCTCTAAGCTGCTTGCCTTGTTTTTGTATAAAGTATGTAGCGTTTTCAGTTGCCAATGGTTTTATCTGTTTTGCTCCTACCCTGGTTGTGCTTTTAAAAACAATGTTTGTAGGCTGAATTGGATCTAGGTTTCCTTGTGGGACAAAAAACTCACCACCAGTCGTAAAGATCAATAAATCTCTATTAGATAATATGGCTGTAATCGCATTAACCTGGTCGGTACTTATTGTTGCCTCTAGCCCTTCGTCTGCTAGTTGCTGCCCTGGATTGAAGTTAAAAAAATCAGATACATTAGATCCCCAAATTGTAGATGGTCTGTTTTTGGATCCGCCAAAATATAACCTGCCTTCATGGAAAGTAGATGATCTAGGATAGCCATAAGTGCTGGACCAAACGTCTACGTAGCCACTTTCTAGCTCCCAGTCTCCATTTGCTACTGCATTGGTGTTAGCAAATGGTATTTCAACAAAAGCCTCAACAGTCGTGCTGGTTAAAAATTTAATTACTCTTGCTCTCCCAAAACCATTTTCTGCATTTATGTACTGATTAACGTATGAAGAGCTTGCTACTGCACTACTAAAAGTCAAAGTAACATTTCCATCTATAGCACTTGGCGTTAAAGTTCCTGCTGGATTTGATGTGCTTAAGCTAAAAGCGTATTTAGGAATAAAACCAAAAGATATGTTAGCTACAGTCCAGGTTGTATGGTTTGCTCCCCTTGTAATAGATACAGGGTTCATGTCCTCTTGTGTTATTATCATTGTGTCAGCTGATTGTGAAAAATATAACTCACTAATATTTGTTGAAGATATGCCTGTAGAAGACAAATCTAAATAATCATTTCCTGATCCATTAATATTGGTTTGCAAAACTCCTAATTTATATATATATAATCTGTTGTTTGAGAACAAGAATACGTATTGTTGTGTCGTAGAAAATTCAAAATTGACAAGCCTTACTCCATTTTGTGGAGCAGCCGCACCTGGGATTGTGCCGATATATTCTAGTCCTGGTCTTCTTTCTATCGGACCTTGTGGCAAACACAAAAAGTTAGTTAGCTCGTCTGCTGCCGCAAAATACTGATCGAGATCAACACGCCCTCTTAGCAGAGGATCAAACTCACCTGCTGTAAAGTTAGATTGTAATCTTATAATGTTTTCGTTATCTGCCATTATCTCATGTTGGTTAGTACATAATCTGTTATAACATTAGGCGGCTGTCCTTGTGCGTCTATTTGAGTTGCTACCCTGAAGTAGCCTCCACGCCCTTGATCAATCGGATTACCCAAAGCTGTTTTTTTCCAGTAATCAGCTTTTGTTGTTTGATCTGTTAAAGGTTCCGCTAGGTGCCAGGCAGCCTGGTATACTAATAAAGTTATAAAATAAGAAGGCATAGCGTCTTCTTGCACATCATATACGTAATCAACAAAGACAGTTTCTGCATCAGTTAATATTTTTTTCTCGTAGACATCAAATCTCAATTCGGATCTAGCTCCGACTTCGCCACTAAAAAATACAGCGTTAGGTAAACCGCTTATGCTGTCGCTTGGCATTGAATATTGATAAGTCCATTCGTTATTTGGTGTAGCTGAGTCTCTGGCAAGTTCTACTTTTTTAAGAGCAAACTTCCAGGGATACATGGATAGGGTGTGATTTTTAACAAACTCGTAGACACCATCGGCAATAGACGATTTCTTTGATCCATCAGAAAATGAGGTGATTGTATCTACCCCCAACAGTCTAATGGCATTGTTTACTGTTGATAAACTTGTATCGCCAGCTGCCATAATATCTCCAAAGTGATCCCCCTGTACCTCTACAGAGGGATCGTTTATTTAGTGATTAATCACTATCTGTTGCACTAATAGCTGTACCATCACCAATATCGACAACGCCAGAGGCGTTGCTTACTACTGGGTGAAAGCTAAATGTAGCAGTTCCACCAGTTGAGGCGAAAACATAAATAAGATCACCGACCTTTAAAAGATCAGATGCACTATTGAAATATCCACTAGCGTCTATCGCTGTTTTTGCATCAGTTGATGTGTAGCTCCATACTTGAGGAGCATTTCCTGCTTTTGCTTGACCGCCTATTGGCTGTAAGCCTGTACTTGAATATGCCATGATTTACTCCTCCTATTCTTCGCAAGTTATTTTTACAATGCCTTCGTCATCAATAGCGATAGCACCTGCTGAGAACATGCTATTTACCAAGAAAGATGTTTTTTCTGGTACATAGTTAATCTCAGTTTTGATTCCCATACCTTCTGCCATACCGCAAGAATCTTTATGGAACGCAAAAATAGTTCTGTCGCTTGATGATAGAGGCAAGCCGCCTTCGTCTCGATCTCCAATCTGTATGATTCTGAAACCAAGCATACTAGCCACTTCTCCATTCAATAACGCTTTTACAGCGAAATCGTTAGAGATTGCTCTTTCATCGCCTAATAACCCACTCAAACTGTTGGCATGAATGACTAAGCATCTGTCCTCAGCTGGTACGTTTTTAGCGTCTAACGCTTTTTTAGCAGCAATGATCTTACCAACATTAAGGTTACTAGCAGTAGCAGAACCAGAGGTTACAACTGTTTTAGCAACTGTTGAAGGTGAAGATGCTGCGTCTAAAGCATCAATGATTAATTGATCTTGTCTTCTGGAAATCGCTTTACTGACTACCTGAACAAGCTCCTGTCTTTCGTCAAAATTAACTTTTGCTTGATGGAATATATCGCTATATTCAGCAGCGTTGAAGTCTGACATTGTTGCTGTAACTTGTGAATAAGTTACATTTAATGGTGTTACGTCTGTTTGCGGAATACGTACTGTAGCAGCTCCTTTACCTATTTTTGGAAACTTCACAGTATTTGAACCTGATCCAGATCTTAAACGTACAGTATCACGTAGCTTTGATTCGCCTTGATATGCTTGTTTTACTTCTTGATCAAACAGGGTAACAAAAGCATTGGTTATACCTTGTGCCATAATTTAGTTACTCCTATATTGTTAATTACTTATTTTCTGTGTAGTTGTCTTAGATAAGGCTACAGCTAACTTTATTAACTGAGGTCCTAAAAGGATTGTCTCTTATGGGTAAGAATAAACTATGAGTATTTGTAATGCAACACTAAGGTTGCACTACATTGATAACATCTAAATATTTTCAGCTACCCTGTGTAGCATGAATTATTTAATAGTTTAACCTGGTTTATATTCGCCTGGGTATCTTTTTTCAAACATTTTTTCTGTTTCAGCCCTGAAACTAGGATCAGTTTTGTATTGAGGACTCGCTACTCTAGCCTTAAGCTCTTCGTCTGAGATCCCTAGATCAGCATTTGCCTCAACAACAGGTATGTTTTTTTCGCCATAGTAATTAAATACTTTATTGAAAACCCTGACACCAAGGGCTGTATTGCCCATATATTTAAACTCTTCGTACTCTTCGTCTGATAGTACGCCTTTCGAGTGCAAATTAGCTCCCAGCCTTCCTGTGTTCTTAAGAAGTTCATCTGCTTTTGGTCCGAGTATTTCCATTTGCTCTTGATTGTTTGACTCTATACGATCAAGTTCTACATCAGTAGTTGATAACACTTTTGAAACCAAATCTTTGACCATAGCTTGTGGGGCGTTATATTGTTTTGCAACATCCAAAAGGGTTCCCAAAACAGGATCATCTTTTTCTACTTTACCCTCTATGATGTTTTCTAGCTGATAATTGCCATCTTTTGGAGCTTTATGCTCCCCCATAGAAAACTGTTTGCTCATTTCCCCATAGCTCTTAACTAACTTTTCTATTTGCGGACCTTCTTCTTCATCCCAAAACTTTTCTGGGAAATACTCAGGTCTTTCAAATTCAACGTTCTCTGGATCTATATCATCCTCTTCTCGGTGCGACATAGGTTCTGGTTCTGCGGTCTGATCTTGATCGTCTAGTTTTACCGAATCTAATAAAAGACCTTCGCCTTGTTCTTCTGTTTCACGTGAAACGTTCTCTTGTTGGTTGTCGTTCTCTGTTGCTGCCTCTGCCATAGTTGCCTCCTATTGCTTGGTTGTAGCTCTATTTATTCTTTTCAAGATTTCTCTCACTAAGCTGTTTTGTCCTTCCCTTACATATCCATAACTTGGATCTGATCCAGGAAACCATGATGGACTCTCAAGTGTTTTAACAATTAAGTAATCCAAAACCTTTTTACCCTCTGGAGTTGTAAAAACTTTAGCACATAAAATGTCAAGCTCCAGATCTTGTTTTGAAACATTCGTATTACTTTCGTAAAAATTAAGACCATCCCAGCCATTTTCTGAATAATCTATATCATTGCTCATTCGTCATCTCCTGTTCTGGCTGACCTTGAGGCTGACCTTCTGGCTGTTGCATTTGCTGCTGCATTTGAGCTGCCTGCATCATCTGTTGAGCCATAGCCTCTCTTTCTTGTGGCGTTGTCCTAAGCTCTGTAGGCACACCTAGTTTGTCAGCAATATAGTCAGCTGCTCTGTCGATATTGACCGCCATTTGTCCAGATGGACCTAGCTGCCCAGCTATCTGAATAAACTGCATAGCTGTTTGTACCTCTTCATTAGACGCTGCTACAGCTAATGGACTTGTTGGTTGTACGCTTACCTCTAATCCATTTATCTTTAAAGGCAGAGAAATCAGACCTTTGTCGTCCATAACAGATAATGTCCTGGACACTATTGGTAGTACAGCCTCTGATATCAGTCTACCGAAAGCTGATCCTAGGTTTTGAGACAATTCTTTCATTCTTTCTACTATCTCTGTAGCTGATCTAGCAGACATATTGTCAGGCGGCAGACTCTCGTCTAATAATATTTTCTTAATATTTATCCTGAGATCGTTGATAACTAACTGACTTAAATTTACGTCCCCAGATCTAGCCAAAGGGGTGAGTGATGGACCTTGGGGACCAGCGTTCCTAGCAACAGGAATGATAGCTCCTGGTGCAATTCTCACTGTGTTCGGGTTTAAAACGCCATCATCGCTTGCGGTGTATACGCCAGCAATGTTAATACTTGCATTTTTTAATAATAATTCTACTGTCTTATTTAGACTCTTAATGTCAGGCATTGCTGTCAGTAGAGGACCTCTACCATAGATTTCGCCAGCTACTTTCATGTATCTGCTGACTATCCAGGGCATGGTTTTATAAGATCTTTCTACAATTTTTTCAGAAGTTTTTTTGTAAATAACGCAATATTTATATTGATCTGTAGCTGGATCTAGCATGGTTGCCTCAACAAATTCTGTAAAATCTTCTGGTTTTCTATCTATTTTTTGCTGTAGATCTTGTGGTATTTTTGCATCTTCAAACTGCCTTGTAATTACTGAGTTCTTGAGTCTGAGCTTTCTATATACGTTGTCAATCTCCCCATAAGGTCCCTCGTCAAAAGATATCAAATACTGTGGCACAGCTATAAAATTGATTGGTTTATCGTCTGATTTGCCAGGAAGTATTAGCATACACGCTGTTCCTACGCACAGATCTAATAAAAATTCACCAATAGCAACGTCAAAATTAGTCTGTCTTAGAACAGAAAACATAGTTTCGTTCATCTTGTCTAACGCTAACTGAACCTCTAATTTTCTGTCTTCTGGGATTTCTCCTCCAGGATTGAGTTTCACCCAGTTTTTATAAGGCGGAAACAATGCCGATTGAATCCTGTTTGCAAACCTCATAGTAGAGTGAATAGCTGTAGAATCGAAAACCTTTGATGTTTTTCTTTGCCCAGGTACATTGCCCTCATAGTATCCATCGTATAGATTTCTTTGAGGTAAGGCGTACTCGTAGCACTCCTCGTACATATCTCTCCAAAGACTTTTTCTTGATTCAGCCTTTTTATAAAGATGCAATATTTGTCTTGCGTCCACTAAGAACCTTTTTTGCCTCTTTTCTTAGGTTTCTTAGCTGGATTTCTAGGGTACCCCATTATGTTCTAGGGTTCCTGCCATACCCAAGGGTGTTGGTGGTTTCAAATTCCACTCCAGTTGCCCCTCTTTCTCCCAGCAACATTCTTTGTCCGCCTGTAGTTCTTGCTCTGCTTTTACGAGCTATTTCTAGTTTTTTCCTAGATTCTTGTGCATCAGCTGCTTGTTCCGCCCTACTAACAGTATCTTCTGTTTTTTTTGGTGGTGGTGGAGCTGAAGGTCTACTAAATATTCCGCCCATTTTTGATATCTCCTAGCACTCTGCTAAACATTATGTAATCGTTTTGAGTAGGACCAAACTTACGCATTGTCCCCTCTTCTACAAACTCCATTGTTCTGATCCATTTGTCAGCAATTTCGTTTGTTACGTCAATGGTAACTTGTATTCTATGTAATTGAAACAAAGAAAAAGCATTATCAAAAAACAGTTTGGTAGCCTTATGGAAAGGTAATGCGAATGAAATTGATGATCTAAGCTCTAAACTAGGAATCAACCATGCCTCAGCTGTCCCAGGAAACATTTTTACAAGACCAAAACACACTATAGGTTTGTTGTCTATAAAGGCTGTAAAAGATGAATTTTTTATAGAGTTCTCATAAAGATAATCCTCGTAGTTGGGAATCTGATTGAAATAGTCTTTTTCGTGTTTCGGCAAACTTATGGTCCACAAGTCTTTCCTTTGGTAAAAGTCTACCTTTTTGTTTGTGTCAGACAGCTGCATCTCATCGTTAAGTACCTTGAGCATATCCATTAGAAGATCTCGAAATCAGTTTTTGCCACAGCGTCTTTTACGAAATATGGGTTTACTCCGCCCCTAATTAGCCTGGTATGCTCCCCTCCACCTAACAAACAATAACCTAAAGCATCCCCAACGTGGGAATGTTGATTTTTGTTTGGAGCATCTCTGTACCTTTCTTGCCCAGATATTTGTACCCTTTTAAAATGGTACCCACCTGCCAGACTTTTTCGCACCTTAGTGCATTTTGTATCTACCAAAAATCCTGGTTTATGGCTAATTAGCCTGGTCATAGGACCTGCTACAGCCTCACGTCTTGATTTGAAGTCGTTGGTAGCAGTAGGTCTAGCAACAATTCCTAGAGTCTTTAGGTGATCAAAAGCTGTGGTTTCATAGATCTGGTCTCTAGCTACACCAGCTGGATCGCCCCATACTTGAAAATCAAACTTAGGAAACCGCATCTCCATCTCGCCTTTCAGTAAATGACCGAATCTTTCTAGCCCCATCTCGAATGTAACCAGCTCATGCAAAACGTGCCAAGCACCGCTTGTCTGTCTTTGTGCAAACACAGCAGCTGGCGTAAGCCCAAAATCCAGCCCTATAATGATTGGTAGTCCTTTTTCAGGTTCTAGCCCTTCTGCTGACATCGTTGTATCTTCGTATTCGTGCCAAACAGGTTTTCCTTCCTGGACGAAAGTATATTTGCCTTGGGCATAACACTTGATCCAGTCTCTGGTTTTACCAGCTAAGATCTGAGAGTAATAGCCAGATGGCAGATTATCTATATTCTCAGCTTTTCTGTTCTCTTTCCACCAATGCCCTGCTGAAAAGATATAACCATTAGCCTCTGGCATATCAGGTAGTTCTTCTTTTTCTGCTTGTAGTACACCTGATGGTTGTTCAAAAAATTTCCAACCAAACTTGCCTTTGGGCAGAGTTTCTTTTTTAGATGTAACATACCACCAATGATCATCTTCCATGGGGTTTGTGTCCATCCATACGCCACGCCAGGTAGGACCGCCATCAGCCTTGCTAGGATATCTTCCAACCCTGTGTGTCAGCCCATCAATGACTTGTTTTGGCAGCTCCCTTGCCTCGTTTACCCAAGCACCAGTAAGCTCTAATGACAGCAGCTTTCTTACGTCTTTGGGTTGATCAAGAGCTAAGAATATAACCTCGCAGTCAATTCCTGCTGCACCCTCTCTTGAGGGTAACCTAATGTGGTGTGAAATCGGAGGAGACCATCGCATAGGTCCCCAAGTGTTTTCTGGGAATATCTCTTGCCAAGTCTTGATCGTTGTTGTTCTTAGCTCTGGGTATGAGTTTCTAACGATAACAAAACGTGAATATTTGATCCCATCTTTGGGTGATGGTTTTTGCTTGACTGCTCGCATAAAGATCTCAGCAGCACAAGCGTATGACTTGCCTGATCCTACAGGACCTACAACGCCTCTTACAAACGAGTTGTCCTGGAGAAACTTATAGATCGTAGGCGATTTTTTAAAATTAAATTTAAGATCATGACTCATCTTCTTTGACCTCAATGACATCTGGTCCTTGGATCTGGATGCCAATGACAGAAGGTTTGTCGCTTTCTGATTCTGGCTGATCGAGTAATCCAGCAGCTTTGGCTACAGTCTGTAGGGACCTGATCTTGTCGTGCATCTCAATCTCAAGATTCTCGCCATCTTTGCCAGACACTTTGATTTTTTTTATAGATCTCAATGCCGCCTCTGGAATATTTGCTGGATCTTTGAGGAACACTTTGCCGCCCTGCCAGTCCAGGACATCAGTGATATTGCTGGTAGAAATATTAACCAGCTCCTGGGCTACAGCGTCTTTGTTGTGATCTATAATTTCGGATCGTTTGATCCTTTTTTGGATCATCTTCACGCCACCATATTTGACTACAGGGTTTGATTTATCTGTCTTCTGTCTTCCCATCTATATCCTCAAATATTCTTTCAAAAATGTCTGATCTTATTTCATCAATCTTTTTTTTACCTGACAACATAGCACGTAATTTGTTTTGAGGTACACCGCACAACCTATGAAGTTCCTCAACGCTGACTCTGTGTTTCAAACAAAGCTGCTGCAAAATCGAAAAGTGCATTAGAAGTTATCTTTTTGGTAGGGTTCCTTAACCTTGATACTTAGATACTCACCTTTGTCTCCTTGGTTTCTAAAACAATCAAGATCATACTCTCCAGGCTCTAGTGTAACAGGCTCTGTTATCTTAAATTTCTTAAAAGAATAAGGGGGTGCGTTTTCGTTGGTGGTGTCATTTTTATACGCTATCAGGCTCAAATAAACTTTCTCTCTTTCTTTTGGCATAAAAACCTCTCTAAACTAGCGGCTGGATTGAATTGTGGGAAACAAGGCAACCGCTAGTCATGTTATATACAAAAAAGGAAAATATGAATGAATCAAAAACCTTTTGGTTGATTCTACGACTTTTTGTTACGTTTTGCAAAATTTCTTGCCGATGCTACTGATCTGAATCCCCATCTTCTGAGGGCTAAAGCCTTACGTGTTGGTCTACCTTTGGAGTCTTTCATGCCTCCACGCATCCCAGCAAACCTAGCAGCAAACGATACACGTCTTGGATTCTTGCCTGATTTGACTGGTGCTTTGAGATTCGATCCTTCCTTGCGTTTAAAAAAAGCACGCCCTGCTGCGTTCAATCCGCCTTTAGGGTTTTGGTATTTCTTGGCTACCATTACGCAAATGTACTCACGTTAGTTGGTTTCCCGCCTACTCCTTGTCTGACTTTTCTTTTTCTAGCCACAGCTGATTTGATCTGGGACTTGGTCATGCTTGCCGCCTTACTAGCTGGGACACACTTTGGATAGCCTCTCTTAGATCCTTTCGCAGATGATCTACCGCATTTTTGAAACTTTCCATTTTTTTTCTTAGCCCCAATATCCACCCAGTTTTCTCTGAACCAGTTGGTCAGACCACCAGGTTTAGCCACGTCTGTAGCCTCCCCCTTTCTTTTTGTAGGTCCTAACTAGCCAAGCGTTAGCGTATGCTGAGGGATAGACATCAAACTTCTGTTTAGCTTGAGACTTAACTGAGGCATACAGCCCAGGATTAGTTGGAATATTTCTTGTTTTTGCCATTTTTCTTCTTGATCACGCCTTTAGCGATCAATACGTCTTTCATTGTTACCTTCCCATCTTTGCTTAGATCAGGAAAATTCTTCTTCTTCATCTTCATTTGCCTACCTCCTTCATTGCTAGTTTGTGTGCTTGACCAAAAGTCTTGCCCTTTTTCATTACTTTACGCATCAATGCCATATGTTTAGGGCTATGATGGACAGCATGTTTCATTAACTGATCTTGCTGTTTCTTTTTTATTTCCATGGATTTATTATTATCTACCCAGCTGTGTTTGTAAACAACCAATACGAGGCTCTCAGATGCCTTAAAACGCCCTTTTAAGTAATTCTGAGCAGCAATGTAGCAAACTTTCTAAAAAATAGGGAAAAAATTGTGTGAGAGACCTCTACGTACCCCTTCCCCCACCCCCTCATAGGGTATCTTTTTTGTGCAGGTGCCTGTGGATTTGTGCAGGTTTACAAGATCTAAACGTTCCTTTTGCTCTTGTATTTCAATATGCTCCCCAATCTCTGGATCTTATCCTTGGTCTTATTGCTCCTTGTCTGCTTGATCAGCCAGGGTTTGTAGAAGTTGATATGCTTTGGTACATCCTTCATGGGTTCACGCTCTCTAAACCATAGCAATGCCTCCTTCATCTTGTTTAGCGTTTGATCATCTACGATTAATCCTTCCTTCAAGATCCAATCCTTTACGACCAGGATCTGTCTGTGATCATAGCTGATGTCTTTGGCATAGATCTGATTCACTGCCTTGCACATGATCTGCATTGTTTGTTTTGCTTTACTTTCCCAATTAATATTATTATTAACGTTAATTGAATCGTTACGTGCTACCCCTGATGTTGCCAAAGGGGCTACCTGTGTGTTGCCATTCCCCTTTCTTCCCCCTTCTACTTGTGCTACCTGGGGGTTTCCTTTCCCTAGCTTATCCCCAGAGTTATCCACAGTCTTGTCCAGGGTTTGTTTAGCAATCTCTTGCTCAATGATTGGTATGTCATGTTTAGCCAATGACGTATTCTTACATGCCTGGGATTCAGATGTATTCTTATCATAAACTACAAAGTAGCTGTTACCCCTCTGTCCTCTGAATTGCTTGCGAGCATACTTAACGTAGCCCCATTCAATGAGACGTTTGATGTACCTCGATATTGCTTGCCTGGATACATTGAGATCTTTAGCAAGGGACAGTTGGTTTGGAAAACATATTCCCCTGGGATCTGTGTATGCACACAATGCAGCTAAGACGAATAGTGCCTGGCGGTGCTGTTGTAGTTTTGGATCTTTGTACGCCCTGATTGGTAAATGTATATATAATCTTAGATCATTCTTTTTTTTAGCCATATGTTATCTCCCACAATTTAGAAAACCATAGCATGAAAATAAATGAGGTTGCAAATATTGTTTACAAAACGTTCTCATTATATTACTATTTAAACGTGGGAGGCAAAACAATGAAAAGAAAAACATACAAAGAGAGAGCAATGGATCATTACGATGCCAAGTTCTTTCCAAGATATGAAAAGATCTTAATCAAATATGGTCTTGATCAAGACAAGATTGATTCAATTATAGATGATGAAAGATCAAAAATTAACCAGATCATAGACAGTTACGCACCAAAAAGCCCTGGCGGATGTAGTTATTCCACCGAGGCACAGGTTGTTAGCAGAGAAAATGATTACACACCATACGCTGAGTTTAGAATAGGGTTGTTCAAGGCGGAGGATAGTTTGGAAATACAAATAATTGCTTTCGATGATGTTGAACGCATTGACTTTGAAGGAAGTCAGTATCCAAAGGTTGAGTATTTGATCAACAAAAACCTATGGGCTACTGACGTAGACTGGAGAGACAGGATCCATGAGACATTGGTTGAGTATGATCCTGACAAAATGAGTTACGCTGTTACCGATGATGAGTGGATTAATGAGATCAAGGACAGAAGATTGAACAGGATCTTAAATAAAGCTGCATAAACATTCTTGTTTTATTCTCATAGTATGTTATATTGGCATTGTGGGAAAAAAAGAAAATCAAAAAAACAGGGCTAAGAAGGAGGCAAGATGATAGCTACAATAGCAATGATAATAATTATGAGTACGA